TTTCTATCCACAATCAAAGCAAACCCCTTGAACTTGTGCCGACCACTCGTCTGGCTTGGGGTTACAACCACAGATTGTGCAACTTGTATAAATCATAAAAACACTATATCACAGAAAATCCCAGATGTCAAGAACTTTTTTATTTTTTTCTACTTGACAATTTAATTTAATTCATATAATATCCCAGATATGCAAACAACAAATAGAAAGAGGAATATATGAGTAGAATAAGACTAAATCAAGAGTATCGGAACAAGATCGCAAATCGTATGCGAGTACATCTTGAACAAGAGAACACGCAAGAGAAAGAGAAATTCTTTCAATTAAGAGAGAGTTTTTTAGACAAGCAAAATGCGACTTGGAAACTTGCACAAGAATGTGTCACTAGACAATATCCTAAAAAAGATGTGGACATGGCTCATTATCTCCAAGACAAATATCCTAATGTAAATACTATTGCGAAAGATAGTTGTTTTCATTTTGGTTTTATGGCTGAACAAGGCGATAATAATTTAAGAGAAGATGAAGAAAGTAAGTATGTTTCAAAGCATTTTGACTTTCGTTTGAATGGCGACATTGATGGAGTTGATAGACAAGACGACATTGATAGTTATAGACCAGAAAGTCGTGACTTTGCTTATGCTTATTTTAGAGATGAGTTAAAAGCAAAAGAGGGTTGCAATCCAGATATCAATATTGAACAAGATGGTAAGGAGAGCAATCCACACAAAACTAAATTCAATGACGCAAATGAAAAAGCACTTGGATTTTCTGGTGGCAAGGGAAATGAAATCTCTCACGCAAGGGATTGGAACAATGACTATGAGTTGGATTTAATTGGTCGTGAGTATTGTCGTGATAGACAAATCCCAGTTTCAAGAGCCGAGTTTCAAACTTTCGTAATCTGGCAACAAGCGAAAGGACAATTAATCATGGCTCACTATAAATGGATAGAGAGTATTTTAAATCAAATGAAAGAAATTAAACTTGGTTTAAAAGGTTATAGATATTTAGACGAAGCAATAGAGTTATCTACTGAACTCGGCTTAAATATTCAAGACGCAGAAATAATTAGAACTAACTCAACAGGCTTGGTGATTTACAATCCAAAAAATCTTGCTGATAGAATAAAAGGTATGAAGAATAAAAACATATCAAGAGAGGCAAAAATTCTGGCAAGACAAGAATACGAGAAAAAACAAGCACAAAAATAGTCCTTGACATTAATGGGAGTTTATGATATACTCCCATTAATAATAACAAAAGCGAGGTACTATGAAAGACATAAACAACTATCCTAAAACTTTTTTCATAACTTATTTTGCTAAAACTCATAATGGAGAGGCAATTAAGAATGGTGGAAAGTTTATAACTAGGAAAGCATCAACACAAAAACCTAATGGAGTATTAGGTAAAATCTTTACAGATAAAAATGGAGTAGACAGATTTATCTATTGGGATTTTGACGCAGAAAATAAAAAAGGTGGCTTTGGAGATTGGAGACACGCAACAAGTAATTGGACTATTAAAGCTATCTAAAATAACTATTGACATTAATGGGAGTATATGATATACTCCCATTAATAACAAAGCGAGGAAATATGAAAGCAAAAAAACAACTAACACCACACGAAGAAGTCTTCCCCCCAATTATCAATGGGACATATAAAAAAGATAACCCAGATTTAGAAATCGGTTATCAAAAATGGGAAGTTAAAAAAGTCTACGAGGTAGAGATGACATATGAGATCGTAGCTAAAACAAAAGAAGAGGCGGAAGATCTTTTAGAGAAAGAAGAACAAATAAAACTAGAAGAAGTTGACGCATATGGCAGAACTTTTAGAGAAACAATCAAAGGTCAGCACTCTAATGATATGCAAGGCGATGAGCCTACAACGTGGAAAAAAATCGAAGAGTGTGTTCCAAGTGAAGATAGCGACATAGAAACAAACGAAAGTTTTTTAAACTATGAAGATCCGAGTTGGACTACACAAGAGATAGAGTGGAATAAAAACGAAGATGGTACAGATATAAAGAAAAAATAACTCTTGACTTCTGGGATTATATGGTATATAATCCCAGATAGAAAGCGAGGAAACTATGAAAGATAAAATACAACAATTAAAATCTCAAATCATAGAGATTGAAAGAAAATATCCTTACAATCCTAGAAGTGATTTCAATGATGGAAGTCACGAATGTTTTATGGAAAGTATCGGATATTATAAACTACTAAAAGAACTTTCAGAAATAAGTGGGAAAGAATTTTTGAGAGTTGATGGAGTGTGGCAAGTATGAAAGAGATAAAAGTACTACCAGCATATCTTCAGCCGAAAATAATTTCGGCTGTTGCGTATGTTCACGAGTGTTCACCTAACTTGGACAAAGCTGTCGAAAGAATAAACACATTACAAAAACATTTAAGCGAGAAGGAAATAATGTGGGTTATGAGTTTACTAACTTTCGAAAAACTTTTGGACATTGTGAAAGATAGTAAAGAGTTTGCGAACTACACAACAACAATGAAAGCAAGGACAATCAACTAATGGATTATAATTTAATATTATATATTGGAATTGGTTTAATAGTTGGGGGCTTTTGTCTGTTCTTATATTCACAACATAGATTAAGAGAGTTGGACATAGAAGAATGGAAGAATGAACAATTAATTAAATCATTTAATAGAGTGAAAGAAGAAGAGGGAAGAAAGTAAATAAACTATTGACCAACGCGCCTTCGGCGCGTTGGTCTCTCGCAACTTGGTATCTTTATTAATAGAGGTACCAAGTCCAACCCTAAAAAAGTCAAATCGATATTAGTTAAAACCCTTTGTTTAAAAAGGGGTCCCACTGCTTTTGCCTTTATTCCTTGATTTGCACAGTCATACAGGGTAGAAATCGTTTTGGTACCATAAGAGACACTTATGCAAGATATTAAAAAAATTTTAGAAAAAAATATTGATAATTTACCCCCAGACACTAGACGCGAGTTGAAACGATACCTGGTTCAATTAAATAAGACCCAACGTCATCGTAAAATTCGAACGGACTTCATGACGTTTGTCAAACACATGTGGCCTGATTTTATTGAAGGGTACCATCATAAAATTATTGCAGAAAAATTTAATAAAATAAAATCTGGAGAGATTAAGAGGCTCATTGTTAACATGCCCCCAAGGCATACCAAATCTGAGTTTGCATCTTTTTTACTTCCGTCATGGATGATTGGGAACAATCCCAAATTAAAAATTATTCAAGCCACTCACACCGCTGAACTTGCGGTACGGTTTGGTCGTAAGGCTAAACACTTAATGGACAGTGAAGAGTACAAAGAAGTCTTCCCAACCCGACTCATGGAAGACAGCAAAGCCGCTGGTCGCTGGGAAACAGAACAAGGCGGCGAGTACTTCGCGGTTGGGGTGGAAGGTGCTGTAACCGGAAGAGGTGCAGACCTACTCATCATTGATGACCCACACTCTGAGCAAGATGCCATGTCCAAGAAGGCATTAGATAGAGCTTACGAATGGTACACAACAGGACCACGACAAAGACTTCAGCCAGGCGGAAGGATCGTGCTCGTCATGACGCGTTGGAACAAAGGAGATCTCACCGGACTCTTACAATCTGCACAAAAAGAACCGAAAGCCGATCAGTGGGAAGTGGTTGAGTTTCCTGCGATCATGCCATCGGGTAAACCGGTGTGGCCAGAGTATTGGGAACTTGAACAATTACTTTCCGTGAAAGCTTCGGTTGCACTTCCGAAATGGAATGCACAATACATGCAGAATCCAACTTCTGAAGAAGGAGCTTTGATTAAAAGGGAATGGTGGAAGAAGTGGCCAGAAGACAGAGGCATTCCGAGATGTGATTATGTCATACAGTCTTATGACACCGCTTATCTTAAAAAAGAAACGGCTGACTTTTCAGCTATTACCACCTGGGGTGTCTTTCGAGAAAATGAAGATTCTAAACCCAGTATGATTTTACTGGATGCCGTTAAAGACCGATTTGAATTTCCTGCCTTAAGACGGGAAGCATTGAAATTATATAAATACTGGGAACCGGAGATTGTCTTAATTGAGGCTAAAGCCGCTGGACTCCCGTTGACTTACGAATTAAGAAATATGGGAATCCCAGTTATTAACTTTACGCCGAGCCGAGGAAATGATAAGCATAGCAGAGTGAACTCCGTTTCACCGATGTTTGAAGCGGGACAGATTTGGGCTCCGACCCATCTGCAGTTTGCACAAGAAGTTATGGAGGAATGTGCGGCATTTCCCTATGGCGAACACGATGACTTGGTGGATAGTACCACTCAAGCCGTGATGAGATTTAGACAAGGAGGATTAGTGGGTCACCCTGAAGATTATAAAGACACTCCTCGTCCAATGGATTTTAAGGAGTATTATTAAATTATGAGTGAAATAAGAAAACAGCTAACCATGAAAGCCGCTTCTGAAATTTTTAAACTGGCTTCAAAATTAAACATTAAACCCAAAGATATTATTGGCATGGGTGGAGATATTGTGAAAATGGGTCAAAGTCTTTTTACGGAAAAAGTTAATCCTAAGCTTTTAAATTTTATAAAAAATAAAGGAGACGTTCCTAAAGCTATTCTTGAAGAAATTAAACTTCATATCCGTACATTGAAGAATGCTTCCGACAATCAAGTGGAATTATTTAAACTTAATTTAAAAGATATCGTCGATGCTAAATTCCCGCCGAAAGCAGATGTGATCAAGCTTCCAGTCGCTAGCGACAAGAAACAAGCGACTATTGACTGGTACACCAAGGCGGCTGACAAGCAACGATACTCGAAAGACTTTTATCAAGGAACCGCTACGCAATTTGGAACGAAAGAATATTACCTCGCTGAAATCAAACGAGCGTATCCCAATGTCAAACTGACGGGACAAGAAACTAAACAGGAATTAAAAGAAATGATCTATCGTCTGGATACGGAAGGTATTCCGTTTTCTAAAGGTGGTATCGCTAATCATTTTAGGAAAAAATAATGTATCTCAATTGGTGGCAAAGAATCCCTCCCTTAAAACTAGGCGTCTCTTTAGGAGAGCGTTATAATTTAAACGTAGGGGGAAGAGTGGGGTTTAAGAGAGGAAAATCTGAAGCATTACTCATAAGAGATAAAGCAGCTAATGCTCTTAAAAAAGTTATTGATGCTGGGGAGCTATTAGAATTTGACAAACTAGCTAAAAATATAGAGGTGCCTGCTACAACTTTAAAAAGAGTTTATGATGAAAAGTTTGCAGGAACCGGAGTTATGAAGCGAAGTCGAAATGCTGTAAGTGTTATTGATGATATCATTAAAAGCGGTGTAACAGATCCGGATAAAATTAAACAAATAGCAAAAGAAATATATAAAATTAATATAGGGGATCGAAATATATCTAGGCTTGTTAATGTAGCTACAGATGCTTCAGTGGAAAATTATTTAGATGATTTTAAAAAAATGACATCTGATGCTACCTATAAACCCAAATATATTAAGCCTGCAACGGAAAAAGGTTTAACGGTAAATCAAATACAAGCTAAGAAGATAGCCAGAGAAACCATTGAAGGATTTGATGAAAAACTGTTGCGTAATATAAATAAGAGAAAAAAATTAACACGATGGCAAGATCCTGACAAGAGAGAATATGATCTTATAAAAAAAGCGGAAAGAAAAGCAAAAAGAAGAGCTTTGAAAGTCAGTGATGATATTAAATTAACGGACCGTGAAGTAAAGTTAAATTTCGACCAAAGAAAAATTACACGAAACCTTAATACGGTGATTAAAAATAATCCAGAACTTGTTTTAAACAATAAAGCATTACTTGAACGGTTGTCCTTCACGGTTTCTAAAAATGGAGATATTATAAAAATAAAACCTAATTTAGAGGACATACGCACGAGAGGTATTGTCGAAGTAGAACATCAAAGAGATATTTTTAAAAAAGGAAAATTAAAAGATTTTCCCTACAATAGAAATTTAATTTTAGCACCTTATAATAGACAGGGTGGTTTTAAAATCATGGCCGAAACATTTATTGAAAAAAATCCTGATCCTAATAATGTTAAGGTTAAAAACATTATTAAGAAGGCTAAAGAACTAGGGATTACCTTACAACCGAATGTTCCCAAAGGAACCTTCGCCACTAAAAGCATAGGATATATTCAAGAAGGAGGCCCTGTGAAAAAATTTGAAAATGCAGCTAAACATGTTTTTAAAGATTCTAAGAATATATGGAAACCTGTTGTTAAACAAACAGCTAAACGGGCAAGCGCTAAACTTCTTTATCCTGCTATGATTGCTAATGAACTGTTATTTGGAAGAACTTTTGATGAAATCTATGGTTTTCCTTTAACGGTCTCCAGAGATGTGGAACAGATTAGTGAGTTGGCAGATATGGCTAAAGAGAAATTGAGCTATTTTGATGGAGGCATAGCCAGTTTAAAAAAATGAAAAACCCAACCCTAGTTAAAAACATGAAAAACGTAAAATGGAAAGCAATCCCGCCTGTAAAGGGCCCAGACCCTAGAGGCTTGATTAAAGTAACAAAACAAGATAAACCAGAAAGATTGGAGAAAATAAATGGCAGAAGTAGATAAAAGCCTACCGAACGTTAGGCATTCAGTTAAAATACCCTCAGAGCAAGAACAAGCCGAAGTAACCACCGAGTTACAAGAGTCTTTACCTTCTCCGGACAATACCGAAATGATCCAAAATGAAGATGGATCCGTGGATGTTAATTTTGATCCCGCTGGTGTGGCTCCTGAAGGCGAAGAAAATCATTACACCAACTTAGCTGATTTATTACCGGATTCGGTTTTGCAACCGATTGGGTCAGAACTTTTTTCCAATTACACCGATTACAAAGAATCAAGAAGAGAATGGGAAAGATCTTATTCTCAAGGATTAGAATTATTAGGGTTTAAGTTTGAACAACGAACCCGACCTTTTCAAGGCGCATCGGGAGCGACTCACCCGGTTTTAGCTGAAGCGGTGACACAGTTTCAAGCTCAAGCCTATAAAGAATTATTACCTGCTGATGGTCCCGTGAGATGTCAGATCTTAGGAAGACCCAGCAGAGAAAAACAAGATCAGTCGATGAGAGTTAAGAATTTTATGAACTATCAACTCATGGACGTGATGAAAGAATTTGAACCTGAATTTGATCAAATGTTGTTCTATTTACCTTTAGCAGGTTCAACGTTTAAAAAAGTTTATTATGACGATTTACTGGGACGAGCGGTTTCAAAGTTCGTTCCGGCCGATGACTTAGTGGTTCCGTATTCTGCTACCTCATTAGAGGATGCGGAAGCCATTTGTCATGTATTAAAAATTTCAGCGAACGATCTACGTAAGCAACAAGTTGCTGGATTCTATAGAAATGTAGAATTAGGAACGCCTTACTATGAAGAAACTGAATTAAAGAAAAAAGAACGAGAGCTAGAAGGAACCAGATCCACGGGATTTCAAAAGAATAATCCGATCTATACATTGATCGAATGTCACGTGAACTTGGACCTAGAAGGCTTCGAAGATAGGGGTGAAGATGGAATCCCTACAGGTATCAAAATTCCATACATTGTAACAATCGACAATGGAACGCGAAAAGTATTGTCTATTAGAAGAAACTATAAATTAGACGATCCCAAAAAAGAAAAGATCCAATATTTTGTCCACTTTAAATTTCTGCCTGGACTTGGATTTTACGGTTTTGGATTAATCCATATGATTGGCGGTCTAACAAGAGCAGCCACGTCTGCCCTTCGTCAACTCATAGATGCAGGTACACTCTCCAATTTACCTTCAGGATTTAAACAGAGAGGGATCAGAGTTAGAGATGATGCCCAATCACTTCAACCCGGTGAGTGGCGTGACGTAGACGCCCCAGGGGGAAGTTTAAAAGATGCTTTTATGAATTTGCCATACAAAGAACCATCACAGACTTTATTGCAGTTGATGGGGATTTGTGTAGATGCAGGTCAAAGATTCGCGTCCATTGCTGACATGCAGGTCGGGGACGGGAACCAGCAGGCCGCTGTTGGTACGACCGTAGCCTTGTTAGAGCGTGGCTCCAGGGTAATGTCAGCAATCCATAAGCGATTGTATGCGTCAATGAAACAAGAATTTGTTTTATTGTCCGATGTTTTCTCAAGCTACTTACCGCCGGTTTATCCGTACGATGTTGTAGGGGGAGAACGTGAAATTAAACAAACGGATTTCGATGATAAAATTGATATCCTACCGATTGCCGATCCTAACATTTTTTCAATGACACAAAGGATTGCAACGGCACAAACAGAATTACAACTCGCTCAATCCAATCCTCAAATGCATAATATGTATGAAGCGTATCGGGATATGTATTCAGCAATGGGCATAAAGAATATTGACCAAATTTTACCACCGCCTCCACCGCCGGCTCCCAAAAATCCAGCGATGGAACATATCGATGCTATGGCAGGTAAACCTTTCCAAGCTTTCACAGGACAAGACCATCAAGCCCATGTGGCAGCACACGTAGCCTTTATGGCGACATCGATGGCAAAAAATAATCCTATGATTACTTCCTCATTAGAAAAGAATATTTTTGAACACATTGCGTTAATGGCTCAAGAACAAGTGGAAATGGAAATGAGAGATAAATTAATCAAAATGCAAGAATTACAACAAATGATGCAAAGCAATCCACAAATGGCTCAAAATCCAGACCTTCAAAAAGAACTAGAAAGACTTCAGTTAGAAGTCGAATCTAGAAAAGCAATTCTTATTGCTGAAATGATGGCTGACTTCTTAGAAGAAGAGAAGAAAGTGAGCGGGGACTTTGGTAATGATCCAATTGCTAAATTAAGAGCAAGAGAACTGGATCTAAAAGCTCAAGACAACATGAGAAAACAAAAAGAGGATGAAGCTCGAATTAATTTAGATAAATCTAAAATGTTGATGAATAGAGATATTCAAGAAGACAAGATGGACCAGAATGAAGACTTGGCTTTATTAAGAGCTGCGACTTCACTTGAAAAACAAAAAATGTCAAATCGAGCAAAAGCAAAATCTGATGCAACTAAAAGATTTGATGTAAAGAAACTTAAAGGTCCAAGAAGCTAATGCCTTTTCAATCTGAAAAGCAAAGAAGATACCTACACGCTAATCATCCTGAAATTGCGAAACGATGGGAAAGAGATTATGCAAGTGGGGGTCCTATTGCAGCCTTGAATGCACAATTAAATCAACTACCAGAATACTACCTTCCTAAAAAGAAAGGCGGCATCGCAAATCATTTTAAAAAAAGAACTAAGTTAGCTTTATCGATTGATAGTATGACGGATGTAGAATTTAAAACAATGTATCCCAATTGGGATCCTGAGCAATTTACTCGAGAAGAATATTTACAACAAATCTCTGAAACAGACACGAATGGCATTTTAGATGTGAGTACTGATGACACAGACGAAGTGGCACAAATGTCAACTACAGAAAATGAAGTGATTCCGTCCTTAGTTCCTTCTTTAGATCAAGAAGTGGCTTTAGTCGCTAAAGGTGGAATTTCGCAACTTGCAAAAAAATCCAAAGATGGAAAAAGACCTGGGTATCGAGGCGATGATTGGGGTGGACCCAGTTATGGAGGTGGTTGGAGTCCAGGAGTAAGTCATTCAGGTTCTCCTGCGGATACAGGTTCCAGTGCTGGAGATCATGACCCTAGTGGAGGGGACCAAGAAGATGATGTTGCTCGAATGGAAAGTGATATGGGGGTTACTACAGATCATTCACCTGATTGGACTGGTAGTGATCGAGGATGGGTGGAGTCCGAAGATGAAGAAACTGAAATTGGAGGAGCAGATTATATAGGTCCTCAAGACAAAATTAGAATTCGACAGGACATCGTAAAGAGAAAAGAAAAATTTGATAGTGGATGGGAAAAAACAAAAAGAGTTGGATCAACTCTCTGGGGTGTTATGAATATAACAAACCCTTTGGGTGCAGCTAAATTTATATATGATCAAAATAAAAAGAAAAATGAAAGAATTGCTGAAATTAATTATGATCTTGCGTTATTAGAGAAAATAGGGGACGTGAGACGATCTCCTCATGAAGACACTATTTATCAAATATTAGAACAAGAAAAACTGGATCTCCTTCAACCTAGGCAAGGTCCAACCGGTGATGATTCTGGTGATGACTTAACGATTGAAACGATTGCTTCTGCAAAAGAAGATGTAGAAGAATCACCGAATATTATGGCTTTATGGGATAGAATTAAAGCTGGTCAAGCCAAACGAGCTATGCTAGTAGAGAAGGACATTATTCAAGAACAGCCTATTCAGTTATTAAATAGTGGTGGACTTGCAACTTTATTTAGAGTAAAAACTTAATATTAGGAGACAACTATGAGAAATGATTTTGGTACAAGACCTTATAAATCTAGATTTCCGTATGACAAAGGTGGAAAGTCTGGTTCTAAGAAACAAGGTTATGACGCAAGATTAGACGAATCTTTAGGAGCACGAAGAGGAGCTGAATCTACAAAATCTCAAAGCTTTAAAGCTAGAAGAGACGAATCTAAAGGCATGGAAAAAGCTATGGGACGTAGAGCATATGCTGCTGTCGGCACTATGGATAAAAACAATCGGAGAAAATAATTATGGCAAACACTAGAAGAGAAAACAGACTAGAAGAACTAGGTCGTGTGGATGCTGAAAAAGCATGGACTAAAAAAGGTAAAAGAAATCTTAAAGACGAGAAAAGAAGAATCCGTGGCGAACTTAAAGCTGGTGGTAAAGTTAAAGCTGCCGGAATTGCTAAAAGAGGATTAGGTAAAGCATTCAGAGGCGGAGGATTAGCTTAATGTCAAAAGATTGGCAAAAAGGATCTGGTATGGTTGCAGAACCAAAAATTAAGAAGGAACCTTGGTCTGGAAAAGATGGTTATGCACAAGCTGCATCTATTACTCCTCCAGATAAAACTGAGTCTCAAACAGTTACTGTAAAAGGTACAAGAGCCCTTAGAAAAGATAAGAAGCCCGTTAAAGCAACTTGGTACTAATATGGCCTGGTTCAGCTTAGCAAAAATAGCATTACAAGCTGGAGCTAAAATCTACGCTAATAAACAGCGTACGAAAATGGCTATGTCTGATGCACAATTGATGCATGCAGAAAAGATGGCCCGAGGTGAGGAATCTTACCAGGGCAAACTTTTAGAAGCCCGTCAAGCAGATTACAAGGACGAGATCGTTCTTGCGATACTTACACTCCCGATAATTGTGCTCGCTTGGTCGGTGTGGACAGAGGATCCGGAAGCTATGAGGAAGATAGAGATCTTTTTTGAGTACTTTTCGAATCTGCCAAAATGGTTCACAAATTTATGGATCCTTGTAGTTGCCAGCGTTTTTGGTATAAAGGGTACACAGATATTCCGTAATGGAGGGAAAAAATAATGCCAGAATTTTTTAGAAGTACAGCAAAGAAACCAGCAGCCACTAAAGTCCGTAAAGGATATAAAAAAGGGGACTGGATTCAAGGCGCAATTAAAAGACCTGGAGCCTTTACAAAAAAAGCTAAAGCTGCAGGAATGTCAGTAAGTAAATACGCAAATAAAGTTTTAAAGAAAGGAAGCGACGCTTCAACTAGAACCAAAAGACAAGCCTCTTTGGCGAAAACGTTAAGAAGTTTTCACGCAGATGGGGGTTTAACTAAAGTTTCAGGGTACAAACCTGTACTGGGTAATAATAAATTTGGTTATCCTAGTGGAGGTGTAGCTGTAAAAAGTTTTAAAGGTGGTGGAGCAGCTCTTCGAGGATTAGGAAGAGCCTTTACTAAAAAGTAATGGACGGTATACAATTATTTTATAAGTTAAAGAAACAAATTGAAGAAACACAGAAGTCTGTGCAAACCTTTGTCTTAAATGGACAGGTTGACAATTATGAAAAATACCAATATATGGTAGGACAGCTTCGTGCATACGAAGGAATTTTACAGGAAATCTCTAACCTGCTAAAAAATAAGGAGCAAGATGAACATGAAAACAGAACCATCGTCGATATCAACAGTAAAACCAAAACTTGAAATCCCTACAACTGAATTAGTTGGAATCAAAAAAGAAAAAAAGGTTACCAACGAAAAAACAAAATTACCCAAACCAACAGGATGGAGAATCCTCATTTTGCCTTTTAAAATGAAGGAAAAAACAAAAGGTGGAATTTTCATGGGACAAGATACATTAGAACGACAACAAGTTGCTTCTCAATGTGGCAATGTTCTAGCGGTAGGCCCGGATGCCTATAAGGATACTAAACGTTTTCCTGATGGACCTTGGTGTAAAGTAGGAGACTGGATAATGTTTGCACGTTATGCAGGCTCTAGAATAAAAATAGAAGGTGGTGAAGTTCGTCTGCTAAACGACGATGAAGTTTTAGCAACAATCAAGAATCCAGAGGATATCTTGCATGAATATTAATCATAGGAGGAACTATGCCAAACGTAGAAAAAGAAGAAGATAAAGTAATAGATCTGCCATCGGATGGACCGGGAGCAGAAGTTACTTTACCAGAAGAACCGGTTAAAGAAGGATCTCAAAATGTTGAAGTTCCAGAAAAAAAACCGGAAGGGGAAGTCGTAGTAAAAGACGAACCCAAAAAAGAAGAAGCTCCTAAAGAGCTTATTCAAGAAGAGTCAAAACAAGAAGAAGCACCTAAACAAGAAGAAGCACCTAAACAAGAAGAAGCACCTAAACAAGAAGCTAAAGAAAAAGAATTGGATGAATATGGGGAAGGGGTTAAAAAGAGAATTGCTAAACTCACAAAACGTATGCGGGAATCCGAACGTCAAAGAGATGAAGCAACTCGTTATGCTCGTTCCGTTCTTGCGGATCAAAAATCCTTAAAAGAGCGATTAGTCAAATTAGATACAGGTTATGTATCTGAAATGGAAAATCGAATCACTTCAGGTCTCGAAGCTGCTAAATCTAAACTATCGATGGCTAGAGAACAGAGTGACCTTAATGCTGAAGTAGCTGCTCAAAAAGAGATAGCTAAATTAGGCTACGAGGAAGCTAGGTTAGCTGAAATGAAGATCAGTCAAGAAAATGAGAAAAAAAAGAGTGAATCAATAACTAAACCAACAAATATTCAACAAGAGTCCCAAATACCAACACCAACACCAAAACCAGATGCAAGAGCAACTGAATGGGCATCCAAAAACACGTGGTTTGGCACTGATAATGCTATGACTTATACGGCTTTTGATATGCACAAAAAATTGGTGGAAGAAGAAGGTTATGATCCTCAATCTGAGGATTATTATGGAGAATTAGATAGAAGAATAAAGCTTGAATTCCCCCATAAATTTGGTAATGTAACACAACAAACGACTAAACCGACACAAACGGTAGCGTCAGCTACGCGGAATGTTAAAAGCGGAAGAGGTCGCAGAACTGTGAAACTCACATCGTCACAAGTAGCAATTGCTAAAAAACTGAATGTGCCACTTGAAGAATATGCTAAACAATTAAACGTAGAGGAGTAATGCATATGAAAACTAAAACTGAAACTGAAACTAAACAAGTTACAGAAGAGGTTAAAAAAGACTCACGCGCGTCCGAGACAAGGGAAGCTACAAAGCGACCTGTTGAATGGACACCACCCTCATCTTTAGATGCACCACCTGCGCCGGATGGATTTCGACACAGATGGATAAGAGCTGAAAGTTTGGGCTTTGATGACACTAAAAATATTTCTGGTAAATTAAGATCAGGATATGAATTAGTTAGAGCAGCAGAGTTCAAAGACACAGATTATCCAGTCGTTCAAGATGGCAAACATAAAGGGGTCATTGGAGTTGGAGGTCTGTTGCTGGCCAGAATACCAGACGAGATCGCCGAAGCACGTCAAAAGTACTATAGTGATAAAGCTAAAGAACGAGACGATGCTGTCAAAACCGATTTACTGAAGGATCAGCACCCGAGCATGCCTATCACAGTTGATAGACGCTCTAGCAAATCTTTCGGTGGTAAGTAAGAGTTTTTTAACAAATACTATCAACGAAATTAAATTAACCGTGACCGGAGGTCCGCAAGGACAGGTCACAAACGGAGGAAAACACAATGGCTAATCAAGATGCCGCTTTCGGTCTAAGACCGTTAAAGTCAGTTGGTCAAGCAGATGATTCCACGGGAATGAGTTCACACTTAATAGATGCTGGCGATGCTAGCGCAATCTATCAAGGTTCACCAGTTATCGCAGCAGCAGGATATATTGATATATCTACTGCAGGTGCTGTACCGAACATGGGCGCATTCTGGGGATGTTTCTACACAGATCCAACTACGTTAAAACCTACGTTTAAAAACTACTATCCAGGGAGCATAACACCGCCTTCAAGTAAAGATGTTGAATGCTTTGTTTATGACAACCCAAATCAAATGTTTGAGATTCAATCAGATAACGCAAGTGCATCAGCGCAAGCAGATGTATTTTCTAACGCTGACTTCGTGTCTTCAAGCATAGGATCAGGTAGTACTTTAAACGGGGTGAGCTCAGCTGAATTAGATGACAGTACAATTGCTGCGTCTAGTGATGCCGCTGCTCAAATGTTAATCCTCGGTGTTTCTCGTGATCCAAAAAATAATGATTTAACAGCTGCTAATGTAAATTGGCGTGTGTTAATTAACATGCATTTATTTGGACATGGAGTTGGCACTGTAGGAGCAGGATAAGGAGAATAAATTATGGCAATATCACGACAACAACTCGTAAAAGAGCTTGAGCCAGGTTTAAACGCCTTGTTCGGCTTAGAGTACAAAAGATACGACCAGGAGCATAAAGAAATTTATACGACTGAGTCTTCTGACAGAGCTTTTGAAGAAGAAGTAATGTTATCTGGCTTTGCTAATGCATATGTTAAACCTGAGGGTTCAGCAGTTGCTTACGACAATGCACAAGAAACATTCACTGCAAGATATACTAACGAAACAGTAGCTCTTGCATTCGCTTTAACTGAAGAAGCAATGGAAGATAACCTGTATGACAGACTTTCGTCTCGTTATACAAAAGCGCTAGCGAGATCTATGTCAAATGCGAAACAGATCAAAGCAGCTAATCCACTAAATCAAGGGTTGCCTACTACAGACAACTATGATTCTGGTGATGCAGTTTCTTTGTTCAACACTCAGCATCCGACAATCGCTGGAACTTTCTCAAACACACTTACTACACAAGCAGACCTTAACGAAACATCGTTAGAGCAAGCAATGATTGACATTGCTGCAATGACTGATGAGAGAGGTCTTAAAATCGCAGCTAGAGGAATGAAAATGATCGTTCCTTCTGAAAACCAATTCAACGCTGAGAGATTGTTAAAATCTCAAGGTAGAGTTGGTACAGCTGATAACGATATCAACGCTTTGAGATCTATGGGCATGGTGCCTGAAGGTTACAGAGTAAATCACTATCTAACTGATACTGATTCTTGGTATATTATCACTGACGTGCCTAATGGTATGAAGTACTTTGAAAGATTACCTATCCAAACTAAAATGGAAGGTGACTTCTCAACAGGAAACGTAAGATACAAAGCTAGAGAAAGATACTCATTTGGAGTATCCGAC